CCCCCTACGCGTGCGCGCGCGAGGGAAATCGCGCCGCACGCGGAACGAAGAGGTGTCGAGGCGCGACGCATGGCCCAGATCAGGGCGGGGGGTGGGTGATGGATTGGGGTTGGCCGCAATGGGTGATGCTGGTGGGCGTGGTGATGGGGGTGATCAACGACATCCGCAAGACGCGACGAGACGCGACGAATGCGAGCATCACGTTCTCGGCCACGTGGCTGGTGGTCGCGTGGGTGTTGTGGATGGGCGGGTTCTGGTCGTGACCCCACCCCCCGACCTATCCCCCGGCGACCTGTGGACGATCCTCGTGGATCGCGAGCCCGCGACCGTCCAGACCGCCGACGGGCCGGTGGTGGTGCCGCAGGGGGGCGTGGGGCGGTTCGTGATGACGGAGCGTGGGCTGGTGCCCCGCCAAACGGCCGAGGATGGGGCTACAGCGCCATGACGGGGGGTGGGTGGTTGCGCAGCCTAGCAGTGATGGTCGAGCCGCTGGCGGTGGCTTGTGGGGGCTTTACGGGGCATGTGCGCCCGGCGGCGGATCATCCCGCATCGCGGCCTCGTGGGCGTCGGCGCGGCGTTGGAGCCATGCCGCCACGTCGTCGGGGATGGATTGGCGGTCGAGCCAGCTATGCACGGTGCGCTGCGGACGGCCGAGAATGCCCGCGAACCCCCGGATGGACCATCCGAGGGTGTCGAGGTGGGCGCGGAAGGTAGTGGGGGTCATGCGGGGCGCGGAAAACTGGTGTGGACGCGGCCGATGTTGGTCTTCGGCTCGTTGTTCTGGCCGGCGACGTAGCGCACCACGTCAACCGTATTGCCCTCGCGCGCCAGCTTGGCGGCCATTGTTTTCGCTGCGCGCAGGCTCGTGACATGGGCGAAGGTTTCGGGGCCGCGAACTTCGTAGATGTAGGCCATTTGCGTCTCTCCTGCGGGGTGGGGTGGGGGCCGAAGCCCCCGGCGGGGTTAGGCGGCTTTGGCGTGCGCGGCGTAGAGCCGGGCCATTTCGCGCATCGCTTCTTCCTTCGTACGGACGCGAACCAAAACCGTGCGGTTCAAGCGCACCTGCCAAGCAACGACCGGGCCATACAGATTGCCGGCAGTCTCGCGGATCAGGCGAAGGCGGTAGGTGGGTTTGTTGCGCATTTTTCTGTCTCCCTCTATGCGCTAACTCTAGGCGCATCCCGTGGGGTGGTCAAGCACAAAATGAGCGCATCGATGGATTATTTTGCGCTATTCCCAAACGGGAACACTGACGCCGCGCGCGCGTCCGGTTTCCGGACACATATCGGGATTTGCAACGGAATGGAGGCGGGGTGATGTGTGAGGCAGAGAAGTCCGGTTGGCGCGTCGACGTTGGACATACGGTGGCGGTGATACAGAAACTCAACCGCAATCCCTACGCGGATCGCGCGTGGGTCGAGGTTGCGCGCATCCCGCTAGACGACGCGGTGGAGATGGCGGCCACGCTCATGCGGCACCGCAAGCGCCCCCTCGCCCACGACGCCGTCGAGCGCGCGATCTGCTGCCCCAGCGGCCGGTGCAGCTCGCCCGGCGACTGCTACGCCGATGATCGCAGCCGCAGCTACCCGGTGCATATCCGCGACGCGGCGGAGGCGGTGTTGCGGTTGGTGGAGGGGGAGAGGGCCGCCGCCTGCCGCGCCGCCATGCTCGCCCGGCCGGTGGGCGACGAATGACCAAGCCGCGCGGCAACCCCACCAAGCGGCGACGCGGCGAGGCGGTGCGCGCGGTGATGATGGCGGTCCTCAAGCCCGGCCAGCCGTTGCCGCTGGAGGAAGTGATGACCACCTGCGCGCTGTCGCGGATCGCGGTGTTGCAGCATCTGGCGACGTTGCAGGCGCGGGGGAAGATCAGGGGCTACACGACGGCGCGGATGATGGTGAGGGTTTGGTGATGGCGAAGGCCCACAACAACAAAGGCTGGGCACACCGCCCCAAGCCACCCAGCGGCATCCCGGCACGCGGCGAGGGCTGGGGCGGCGACAAGGCCGGCACGGGATCGCGCAAGCCCCTGTCGGCCGACAATCAACCGAGCGCGGAGGCGAAGATGGCGGGCAAGATCGAGGCCGCGACGGCGCGGGATATCGCCAAGGCGCACGCGGTGGAGATGGCCGAGTTGCTGGCTTCCATCGCGAGGGACAAGAAGGCCCCGCCCGGCACGCGGGTGGACGCGGCGCACAAACTGATCGAGCGCGCGGAGGGGAAGGCGGCGCAGGCGATCGACATGACCACAGGCGGCAAACCGATGGGCTACGTCATCCCCGCACCCGCTGAGGCGCCAGACGCAGATACATGGACGCAGCAGCACAAGCCCCGCTGATCGCGTGGCAGCCCCAGCCGGGGCCGCAAACGGCGCTCATCACGTGCCCGGTCTTCGAGGTGTTCTTCGGCGGCGCGCGTGGTGGCGGCAAGACGGATGGCATGCTCGGCGAGTGGGCGATCCATGCCGATCGTTACCGGGAGAACGCCATTGGCTTGATGGTGCGCCGCGCCCGCATCCAGCTCACCGAGACGTTCGAGCGCGCCAAGGTGATCCTGAAGCCGTTGGGCGCTGTGTTCACCGATCATCCCATGCGGGTGGTGATGCCGGGAGGCGGCCGGTTGAACTTCGCCTACTTGGAGCGTGACGCCGACGCAGAGGGCTATCAGGGACACAGCTACACGCGGGTTTACGTCGAGGAGGCCGGCAACTTCCCCTCTCGCGCGCCGATCATGAAATTGCTCGCCACGCTGCGTTCGGGTGCTGCCGTGCCGTGCCGGATGCGGTTGACCGGCAACCCTGGCGGGCCTGGGCACCAGTGGGTGAAGGCCCGCTATATCGACCCGGCGCCACAAGGCTTCGAGGTGTTGCGCGATGCGGAAACCGGGCTGGAGCGGGTCTATATCCCGTCGCGTGTGGCGGATAACCAGTACGTCGGCGAAGCCTATATGAATCAATTGCGCATGTCGGGCTCGCCCGAGTTGGTCCGCGCGTGGCTCGAAGGTGATTGGTCCGTCATCAGCGGCGCGTTCTTCCCCGAATGGTCGACGGAAAAGCACGTCGTGGCGCCGCGCAGGCTGCCCGACAACTGGCTTCGCTTCGGGATGGGCGATTGGGGCAGCGCCAAGCCGTTCGCGTGGCTGTGGGCGGCTGTGAGCGACGGCAGCATGCCAGAGTTCCCACGCGGCGCGCTGGTGGTCTACCGCGAGTGGTATGGCAGCACTGGCGAGCCAAACGTCGGGCTGCGGATGGTGGCCGAAGACGTGGGGCGAGGCATCGCGGAGCGGCAGAAGGACGACCCGCTGTATGAGGGGCGGCCGATCCTGCATGTCGCCGATCCGGCGATGTTCACCGCCGATGGTGGCCCGTCGATTGCCGAGCGGATGGCGCTGGCGGGCAAGATATCGATCCGCCGGGCCGACAATGCCCGCGTGTCGCAGCGCGGTGCGATGGGCGGCTGGGATCAGGTGCGCGCCAGGCTTCAGGGCGAGGAGGATCGCCCGATGCTCTACGTATTCTCCACATGCACGCACCTGATCCGCACGCTGCCGGCGTTGCAGCACGATCCCGACCGGCCCGAGGATGTGGACACGGACGGCGAGGATCACGCCTGCTTCGCTGCCGGGACCGTCATTGATGGGCTTGGACGCGTTGAGAGCGTGGGGCATCTGACGCGTTGCGCTACGGACGTTGTTCGTGTAGTAATGGATGATGATCGAAGCGTGGTTTGCACGCCAGATCACCAATTTCTCACGGAGGACGGATCGTGGCAGAGGGCCGACCAGCTACAGGGGCGCCGGTTGTGGTGTCAGACACCATCCAAGAGTTTGAAGGCATTCGGTATTACCGGTGCGGCCGCTATTTTCAGCGCAAGGGTGTGCGACTTCATCGCGTGGTGTATGAGCGGCACAATGGCTCTATCCCGCAGGGCTGCCACATCCACCATGTGGACGACGATCCGCGCAACAACGCACTTGATAACCTCGCGCTTCTCCCTGCGTTCGATCATTTGGCCCACCACGGCAAGAGAAGCCACATCTCCGCCGCCGCCCGCTCCGCCGCTCGCCAGTGGCACAAATCAGCCGATGGTCGAGGGTGGCACAAAGAGCACTGGCGCCGGTCGATTGGAGAGGCTGTTGCAGCGCGCGTTGCAAAAACTTGCGACCATTGCGGGAAATCTTTCGAGGCAAGCGGTATCGCGGCAAATCGCGCACGGTTCTGCCATCCCAACTGCAAGGCCAGTGCGCTGCGTCGCCGTCGAGCCAATGAGCGAGCGGCTGGACGTGTATTGCCTTCCGACTAAGGGCGGATGGTTGCAGGTGGCAGGGGGGATTGTCGCCAGCAATTGTGACGCCCTAAGGTATGGCTGCATGTCGCGGCCCTACGTGCGTAAGGTGCCGGAGAACGAGCCGGGCCGCCTGCTGGCCGTGGGCTCGCTCAATCAGGTGCGGATGGATGACCTGTGGCCGGCTGAGGGGCGGCGGGGGAGGGAGCGGATTTGATGCCATCTTGGGCGCTGATTCTAAGGCTTGCGCTTCGCAGTCGCGGCTACTGCATTTCGCCCTTTGCTGCCCGCATGGCGACACTTCCCCTTGCCCGGCTGTACCACAGGAAGATCAACAACCGCGATCAGTCGGTGGACTACCTGGAGGCGGTGATCACGAAACTGGAGCGGGGCGCGCGCAGGGGGCGGGTTTTTGTCGAGCGGCCATCGCTCATCCCGGTCATGCGCCGCCGTCGCCGTCGAAGATAACCTTACTAACCGAAATCCCCACCACGCCCACACGCGCGCCGCTATGCAGACGGCATGCAGGACTTCCGGGCGCCGCAGCCGTTCAATGTCGAGATCGGGCCAGAGCCGCAGGTAACGCCGCACGAGGCGATGCCGGTGCTGGGGCCTGTCGTGCCGCCTGTCGTGCAGGAGATCACGCCGGATCGCGACCTGTATCCGGCGCGTGGGCGTGGCGTGCGGAACGGGGTGGTGCGGTGAGCGGCACGAGCCCCGACAGCGTTTCGTACCCCATCATCCCCTACGGCATGCGCTCGCCGTGGGGCACGACGACGGTGATTGCCCTAGACTACACCAGCGGCGACGGTCAGAACGACGACACGGAGGGGCTGGAGGCGGCGATTGCCAACATGCCCAGCTACGGCGGCAAGCTTTACCTGCCGGCCGCGCAATATGTGCTGCGGCGCACGCTGTTCATCCCGCCCTATACCGAGGTCTATGGCGACGGCTGGTCCACCATCATCCAGCGCTTGTCGGACGACGAATGGGACAACCCTGTTTTCACGCCGGTCCACTCGACGTGGTACACGCCGGGGCGCGTGTTCTTTTGCAATTCCAATTGGGACACGGACCAGTTGGTTGACGGCTACTACCGCATTCGGAACATCCAGTTCCAGTGCGGCGCGGCCAGTGCGGCGGTGCGGAAGGGTGCGGCGCACTTCTACCGCTGCCGCAACGTCGAGGTGTCGGGCATCCTGACCACGGGCGGCGGTGGCCAGATCGCGTGCATGGGCACGGACCAGACCAACTTCCACGACAACGTGTTCTACGATTTCCGCACGACGGCCGTGGATCACTTTGCCGGGTTCACCAACGCCAGGGTCATCAACAACTTCTTCCGCAAGGACCCGCTGACCAACGAAGAGCCGTCGATCCAGTTCACCGGCACCAACGGCGACAACACGGCGAACCAATCGCGCGGCTTCATCTGCGGCTACAACCGCGTGTATGGTGGGGCGGCGAATGTTTACGCCATCGGCATCACCAACCGTGGCGATGCGAACAGCCGGGTGGACGACGGGCTGTTCATCGGCAACCTGATCGACGTGAACGGGAAGGCTGGTGGCGGCCTGGGTTGCTACGGCGGTCAGGACAACATCACGATCATTGGCAACACGATCAAGAACGTGGCCGATTACACCGCGCTGGCCGTGTTCCCGAACGGCTTCGGGGACGCCACGCGGATCATGATGACGGACAACACGGTGCTCGACAGCACCCGCACCAGCGGCGGCGCGACGCTCATCAACGTCCTCGCGGCCGGCGCTTCGGTCTATGACAACGCCATTCTGAACTGCACGGCCGGCACAGGCACCAACGTGAACGGCGCCGGCTCGATCCTACGGCCTGGCAGCACATATCAGAGCACACTCACCACGCAATACACCGTGGGCGGCGGTGCGGTGGTGGATGCGCAGGTGGTGGGGACGTGGACGCCGCAGTTGCAGTTCGGCGGCGTCTCGACTGGCATCACCTACAGCACGCAGACCGGAACGTACGTGCGTGACGGCGTGAACGTCTACGTCGAATGCTCGATGGTACTGACGAACAAGGGCGCGGCGGTGGGCGTGGCGCAGATTGCGGGCCTGCCGTTCCCGGACGCCACTGGCGTGGTGCCAAGCCGGCTGTTGCCGACGTCGATTGCCAACACGGTGGGCCTGACCGAGGAGCCCGTCATCCGTGTGTCGTCTCAGACCATCGTGCTGACGACCAGCATCATCGGTGGCGTCAACCTCACCGACGCCAATTTCGCCAACAACACTAACTTGTCGTTCTGCGGCTGGTACAGGACAGGATAACCATGGCCATCCCCTTTGCTTTTCCGGCCGTCAACAGCACTGTCGCCGTTACTGGCACCAGCCAGCGCATCGCGCTCGCCGGCAGCGGCAACACGGTCGTGGTGAAGAACGCCGGCTCGACGGAATGCTTCATCGCGGTCGGTGATGTGACCGTGGTGGCGACGGCCGGGGCCGGCTCCACGGCAGCGAGCGATGGCAGTTTCAGTATCCTGCCGGGCGAGATCGCCGCCTACACGATCCCGCTTTCCGCCACCTATCTAGCGGCCATCTGCGCCGGGGCGGGCACCACGACGCTGCGGGTTGCACGCGGGGAGGGCGCCTGATGCTCAAAGGCATCGCCAACCCGGCGCGGTCGACGCGGACTTTCACGGTTGACGGAACCTATAACAAGAGTTCCTCAGCCCACTACGTGGGCGTGCTGCTAGTCGGCAGCGGCGGGGGTGGCGGGTTCGGTGGCACCTACACGCCGGGCTCCGGTTCGGGTGGCGGTGGTGGTGGTGGCGGCGGCATGAATTTCGCCGTCTATGCCGCAGCGGACGTTCCCGCCACCGTAGCGATCACCGTGGGCGTTGGGGGTGCGGCTGGCGCGACTGGCGTGACACCCACAGGCGGCAGCATCGCGGGGCAGGGCGGCAGCGGCGGCACGACTTCGTTCGGCACGATGGCCTATGCGGGCGGCGGCGGTGGCGGGGCTCCTGGCGTTCTGAGTTCTGCCAGCGGCGGTGGCGGCGGGGCGCTATACGGCAACGGCAACGGCGGGTTCGGCACCAATGCGGCGGGTGGCTCTGGCGCTAGTTCCATCGGCCTGGCGGGCGGCTTCGGGGCGATCGGCGGGGCCTCCAACTATACGACGGGGCTGGGTAGTGCGGGCGGCGGCACGGGCGCAACCGGCGTTTCGTTCCGAGGTGGCCCGGCCTACCACGCGCCTTCGGGCGGCGGTTCCGGCGGCGGCTTCAACGCCACAGTCGCGGCCGGCTCGGCGGGCGGCGGTGATGCCTTCGTCAACGGCGCGTTCTTCCGTGCATCGGCGGCTGCGGCTGGCGCGGCTGGCAGCCCCGGCACCGGCCCCACGACGCTGCCGTTCAACAACACATGCGGCAGCCCCGGCAGCGGCGGCAGTGGCGGCGGCGCGGGTGTCAACGGCGGCGTGGGCGGTGCCGGTGGCGGCTACGGCGGCGGCGGCGGTGGTGGCGGGGCTGGCTCGACGCTAGGCGGCGCGGGCGGCGCGGGGGCGCCGGGCATCTGCATCGTGTGGGAATGGTAAGTGTCCGATTCCGCCGCAGCCCGCGCGAACGATCCCGCCGACTTCGGCCGGAACAAGGCCGGCGTGGCCGCGCGCTGGATCGCGGAATGGCGGCTGGCCGGGCAGGACAGCGCCAGCTTTGTGAAGCGCGCGCGTGAGATCGAACGCCGCTTCATGGACGAGCGTTCGACTGCCGAGCGGGATCAAACCAAGTTCAACGTGTTCTGGAGCAACATCCAGACACTGAAGCCGGCCATCTATGCCACGCCGCCCAAGGCGGTGGT